TTAACTATGCAATGGCTCGTCAGGGTTATCCAACTGGTGTTATGGTTCATTCGGACCAAGGTTCACAGTACTGTAGTCGTGATTTTAGAGCGCTGTTACTGACAAATGATTGTACTCAGAGTATGTCTAGACGTGGAAACTGTTGGGATAATGCAGTGACTGAAAGCTTCTTTCATACATTGAAAGGTCATGTGGTCCATGGCAGTGTGTTTGCCACTCGAAAAGAAGCGAATGCTGTCTTGTTTGACTATATTGAGATTTATTACAATCGGGTCAGAAGACATTCTGCAAATGGCTGGTTAAGCCCTGAAGCCTTTGAGAAGAAATATTTTAAGAATTTAGAGGGATTTGTTGTCCACGATACTGTCTAGGATCACACGCTTGCTCGAAATCAACTACACATGGATTTGTTATTTGAAGATATGGATAAAGCCGATCAATTTTTGGATATGGGAGCGGATGCACAAGTTAGTACTTTTTCTGATGGTGCTTATGCAATTGTCCAAATTGGAGATACAGCGGATAAGGACCGAATTCAAGTTTATGGATTGCTTTTACATGAAGCTGTTCATGTCTGGCAAATAGTAAAACGGCGAATGGGTGAGCGCGAGCCGAGTGTAGAGTTTGAAGCATATTCAATTCAAGCGATCGCTCAAGACCTTTTCGAAATGTATGAAGAAAGTGAGGTAAAGCATGGGATGGAAAGGGAAAAAGCCGACTAGTTTTAATCTTGATGTGTCTAAAGCAGCAGAAGCGCATGTAAAGAATATTGTTATAGATACTGTGCAATCTTTAGTTAATTTAAGTCCCGTCGATACTGGAGCATACCGTGCTTCACATATTGTTTCGGTTGGATCTGGTGACTATGGCATACGTGGACCTGAAACAAATGCTATTCAGGATGCAGCTATTCAAGCAGTAAAGATTAAATTGGGTAATTCGGTCTACATACAGAACAACCAGCCTTATGCTGAGCGCTTAGAAAATGGGTGGTCTGATCAAGCACCACAAGGAATTTACAACACCACCTTTACCTTTATTTCTCAGAAGTATGGCGGCTAATATGGCAATGACTTTAGAGCAGGCGAGGCAAGCAATTGCCGAACGTATGCAAAGCTTTACTAGTATTTCCCAGGATAGAATCCAGTATCCAAATTTACCAGGCTTTAAGGTTCCAAAGGAAGGTTTGTGGTGTCGCTTAACGATTGCGGGCGGTCCAAGTTTTATTTCAGGCATTGCTGATAATCCTTGTACACGCCGTACCGGTAATATTATGGTCCAATGCTTTGCTCGTCCCAATTCAGGAATAATGGAAATCACAAAACTGAGTGATGCTTTGCTTGCCCATTTTGAATATTACTCAATCGATCATCTAGAATGTTTGCAAGGACAATCAATTTTTGTTGGCCAAGATGCTGATTTCATTCAGTATAATGTGACCATTGGGTACAAGGTGAATTGATATGTCATGTATGCTGACTTTAGAAGAAATCGAAATTAAACGGCAAGAACTGGAAAGACATCTTGAAGATGTTATGTCTGTTGAGTTGAGCAAATGGCAATCTGAAAACAAGCTATGTGTTTCCGATGTGAATATACGCTTGGCTAATGTTGATTGTCTCGGAGGGCCTAAACATAACGTTGTTACTGGAGTAAGTGTTGATTTAGATAATGAGCTTTGAGTTCAAGAAAAAGCTTCTGCAAGGCGATTATTTTTAATGACCTCAGCATATTATCATTTGTGATTACATTCTGTTACAGTAATAGAAATTTATAACAAATGGTAAAACATGAAAAAATCAACTTTAGGCTGGGGTGCCGCAGGATTAGTAGCTTTAGGGATTTTTGGTTCAGGCAATGATAACTCTCCAAAACAAACTTCAAATTCAGAAAATGCACAGAGTGCAGTAGAGGAAGTTATCGAATCAAAATATATCAACACTAATTCTTTAAATATTAGAGATAAACCAAACGGTCACGTAGTAGGAAAGTTAGGACGTGGAGAAAAAGTTGATATTTATGAGACGAAAGGAAACTGGGCACGTATTTCCTTAAATTCCTCATCACCTCAGTGGTTATCAACAAAGCTATTATGTGAAACGGATGGCTGCTTTAAACAAAAGTCTCGATCAACCACGTCAAATAATTATCAGGCCTTAAAATCTCATCCTCATCATTCTGAAAGAAAACAGAAAAAAACCTACTACGATAGTGATTGTTCATGTGCTGTGGTGGATTATTGCGTGGGTCCTAGAGGTGGGCACTACTGTATTACGAGTGGAGGAAACAAGAGATACAAACCTAGATATTAATTAATTTGAATTATGAGACCTCCATTTTGAGAGGTACTTTATGTCTTATTCACTACCACCTCATCGGTGGTTTTTTTATGTCTATAGGAATCACTTATGAGCAATTTTGTTTTTAAGCGTGGTGACACATTCAACTTGAACTTGCAGCTGGTTGATATGGATGAAACCCTGCAGTATCCACCGGATGATGTTCGCCGTGCAATTGATCTAACCGGTTACACCTTTACTTCACAGATTAAAGCTTTGGCTGATGGAGCAGCTGTAGCTACCTTGACTTGTAGTGCATTAAATCAAAGTACACAGAAGGGATGGCTGAATATTAAATCTAGTGCAAGCACTGCAACTTGGCCCTTAGGTCTGTGTCAGATGGATATTAAGGCCGTTGTTAGTGGTACTACACAGCACACTGAAACTTTGACTTTCCAAGTGATTGACGGGGTAACAGCATAATGGCAAATCTTGTTTTTAAATTTAGTTGGGATCACCGGCCATTCCCGTATAACTCGGCTCAGGGAAAACGGCAATTCATGCTGCCTTTTGCCTCAGGTATTCCTAATCTAGCACCTGCCTTTTCACAAATTACGGATATCCCCACAACTAATCCGGCTTCACGGGTAATTGGGACTGCAGCAGGAAATGTAATGGAAGTTGGGGCTTTTGGTTTGGGTGGTAGATCAGTCAATAGTACTTCTACTGATAAGATTGATGTGAACGGATTTTACCATGAGCAATTATCTTCTTCAGCTTCGCCCTCAACAATGAACTATGCTGCATTTATCCATGTTAGACATATGTCAGCAAGTGGCTACGCATTTCAGTTAGGGGCACCGATGGGAGCATCAAGTTTAAATGCTCTTAAAGGTCGTATTTGTAATGCCGGTGTATGGTCTGATGTTGCCGTTATCTACAACACCCACAATACAACAAAAGATTCCAATGGTTTTATTAAAGCTGCTTCTCCTGTAGTGAAGTTATTCAGTGATCATATTGAGCTTAATACGGATGCTGAAAAGCAACCTATCCAATTTGAGAAGGTTGAAGAAGGTGATTACCTTCTAAAAGGTTCACTTGGTTTTGCTCAGGAAGGTTGGTATATCGAAGTTCCTAAAGATGCCAATGGGAACACTGTAGTAGCTGTTGAATATTCAACTTTAGAAAACGGCGATATCTCAATTAAAACTTATAAGCGTAAGTTTGATTTTGAACTTGCTGCTGTTGTAGCAGATCACGAGAATCCGATGGACATTCCAGAAGGTCGTTGGATCGATATCCGCTTACATGAAGAACCTGAGCCAGAGCCTGAAATTTTTCAAACTGAAACACCTGTTGATTTCCAGCCAACAAATTTATCTGAAGCTGTAGCTGCAGCCATGAATGGTGTGGAACCGCCAGAAATCTCAGACACAGACGAAACACTTTAATAACCCGCTTAAAAAGCGGGTTTTTTATTGCCTAAATTTTGGAGAACCATAAATGAGTTCAGGCGCAAAAATTCGATTATATGCTTGTGAAGAAGCAGTTTTAGGAACAACTCCAGCAAACCCGATCTGGTACACAGTTCGCCGTGTAAGTGATGGTTTATCTGAAAATGTTTCTACTGAAGAAAGCAGTGAAGTGGTTGATTCACGTTTTCGACAAGGTGGGGTAGTTACTGAAGCAGAAGTAGCAGGTCAGTTAGAGTTTGAATTATCACTTGGAACATTTGATCTATTCTTAAGTGCTTTAGCCTTCAATAATTGGGCGGGTAACGCTTTAAGTTTTGGTGGTACGGTACGTAAGTCATTAACGCTGGTTAAAGTTTTCGAAGATGTTGGCCAAGTCTTTATTTATCGTGGAGTACAGGTTAATTCTGGTGAAATTACTATCCAGACCACGGGGAAAATCACTGGTAACTTTGGTCTTGTAGGTAGCTCGTTTACTCGTCAGCAAACTAACCCTGTAGTGAATCCGGTGGCAGCCTCAACTCGTCCGCTTGTCAGTATGCCGAACGTGGAAAACTTGCTTGTAAACGGCCAGTCAATTCAAGGCAAAGCATGTCTACAGTCTTTGACCATTTCTATTAACAATAACCTTGAAGCAATCCGTTGTATCGGATCTGGTAAATACACTCCAGAGTTTTATTTAGAGAAGATGATGGATATCGAAGCGAATGCTTCATTCATGTTCTCGGCCACAGCTGCTGGTTGGATTGATGCAATCAAAACCCGTGATGTGTTTACACTGACCTTCGACATCAGAGACAGCAAAGGAAGTAAATATTCGTTCAACTTCCCGCAATTGGAAGTCATGGAAGCCAATCACCCGGATGGTGGTGGTGATGACATCATTACTGTAGATATCAACTTTGCCCAAGTTCGTACAGCGCCAACAATTGTACGTGCTCTTGTTTAATCAACTTATTCAGTAACAAAGCCTATGGAATCCCATGGGCTTTTTTATTTCTAAAAATTAGAGGTTGCTATGGCTTTAAAAGTCGGAATTATTAAAAGCTCGGACGTATCAAAATGGTGCGAATACAAAGGTGCTGATGGAGAGGTACAGGCAGAATTTAAAGTCCGTGGTATCGCTTATAAGCCTTTTCAGGTAGCTATTGAACGAGCAGGAAATCAGATCTCGTCTAAAGGCTATGATGTGATGGTCAAAGATGAAAATGCCAAGCTTTACCATGAATTGTTAATGGATGCGTGTGCTGCCCATTTAATAGAAGACTGGAAAGGTGTGGTATTTGCCGAAGTAGTGGATGGTAAAACGGTCGAGACCGAAAAACCGTATACACCTGAGAATGCCTCAAAGCTGCTTAATCTTGGTGATATTGGTATTTCAATCTGGCTATTCATTAAAGAACAGGCCCAGAAGATTCAGGAAGAAGCCGACAAGGACAAGGCTTTAATTCTGGGAAAGTCATCGAGCTCTACAAATACCAAAAAACGTATGCGTCGAAAACGCCGCACGAAATCGAACAAATCAAGTTCTTAGGCGGCCGTATTCCGGATCCGCCAGAATATTCGTATGCGGCTGACTCTATTCTTTCGGCATTTAGTACTATTGCCAGATCCAGACGATATGAGCAGGGTATCCCGTTATCTTTAGATCAGCAGGCAATCAATGTCTATGCAGAGCATAATGATTTACCAGTAGCTGCTCATATCTTTAATGACTGTATTTTTGCATTGGATAACTTGTTTTTAGATGAAGCCCATAAAAAAATAAATTCCAAGTCCTCAAAAAAGTAACCCTAGAGTTATTTACATATAATAACTCTAGGGTTATTATTATCTCATCAAGTTAATAAGGGATTGGTGTGAAAAGTCTGGATTTAATCAAAATGATTGAAGCAGATGGTTGGTATGAGGTTAGGGTTTCAGGAAGTCATCATCACTTTAAACACCCAACCAAAAAGGGGTTAGTTACAATCCCACATCCTAAAAAGGATTTACCAAACGGAACTGTTAAAAGCATTTTGAAACAAGCGGGTCTAAATTGACCCGCTGTTTCCCGACTTTAAATACTATATCCCTTACAACTAATCATAACGCAGTGGGCGATATGTTTATGCCAAGGGCATGGAGTGTTGAGATGTTATATCCAATTGCAATTGAACGAGGATCAGATACTGAGGCATTTGGTGTCACTGTTCCTGATATTCCAGGTTGTTTTAGTGCTGGTGACACACTTGAAGAAGCTATTGAGAATGTTAAAGAAGCTATTTCAGGCCATTTAGAAATATTGGCTGAAGATGGTGAGGAAATCCCATTAGCTTCCGAACTAGTTAAATTTGTCGATGATCCTGAATATAAAGGAATGATCTGGGCGGTTACCGAAGTTGATGTTAGTCGTTATCTGGGTAAACCAGAAAAAATCAATGTTACTTTACCAAGCCGTTTGATTCGTAAAATTGATGAGAATGTAGGTAAAGGTAAGAGATATACTACTCGATCGGCTTTCTTGGCTGCTGGTGCTGAAAAACTTTTACATGCATAGCCTGATTTAAAAGACCACCTTCGGGTGGTCTTGCTTTATGTGACATTTAGTAACCAGTTTGTTAAAGTTAAAACAACTTATAACAAATGGTGAAAATTCATGAAAAAAATATTGGCTGCGGGTTTAATTGGTCTTGGGTTGGTGGGGTGCGCTACTCCAGCCTATAATTATCAAGCTATACCTAAAAATATAAGCAAACCGCCAATTGGATCAGTTAATAAAGCATTTGTAGGGGATCAAATGCTTGAACAGGGAATGGTGGTTGATCGTGAAGTTCTAAACGTCCCTGAAAATATTAAAATTAGTTTTGCTTATTCACTTACTTCAGGCATTTACTTAAAAACAGGCAAAAATGAAAAAGGGCAATATTTTCAGCCATTCAACACTGTCAGTGGTGGGGGGATGGTTCAGAAAAACCCTTTAGCTGACCCATTTAAAGTAGTTATGTTAGATACTGAAGGTAAGCTCTGTGTAGTAACAGTATTTAATGCAAAAAACTGTACTGATAAACATCAAGCTACTATGAAGACAGTAGCAATTGCATCAGATAATTCCTTCCAACAAACATTAATTTATAGTGGAAAATTTGGAAATAAAATTAATGTCGGGTACCGTGAATTCTCAAGTAATCAAGCACGTCCTGCATTCAATAATGATGTTGAATATGATTTAAGCCAATCTAAGCAAATAGGTTATAAAGGTGCTTTATTGGAAGTAATTGATGCCACTAATCAAGATATTACTTACAAAGTTTTGAAGAACTTTAACAAGGTAGATTAAGATGAGTGCACCACAATATAAACCAATGAGAGAAAGTGAAGTTTGTAATGCTATCGGGTGGGTGTTAATAGCTCTCGGCTTTATCGCAGGTTTTTTATTTATTCTTGCATTTGGTCGAATTGAAGTAGCTTCTTACTATGGTAAAGAAACGGTTTGGTCTGGAGTTATGATAGCAACAGGAATCGGAATTATATTTAATGGATTCCTTGCAGGCTACTTATTTCAAAAAGTAGCTAGTATTCTTCGTTACCATGAGAATAAATAATATCTTGCATAAGCACCCTAGGATGCTTTTTAAAATTGGTTTAACTACCCTGCTTGGTAATTATATTTAACTTAAAAAGAACTACCCACTCATTGAGTGGGTTTTTTATTGCCTAGAGGAAAGTAAAATGGCACAAGAATCCCGTTTGGTCATTGTTATTGATTCGCAAAATGCTGAACGTAATGCGCGTAATCTAGGCAATGAACTTGTTAGCATTGAACGTAAAGGTGAATTTGCATCTAAGTCTATGGACAGCTTGTCTGTAGCCACCAGAGCTTTAGCTGGACACATGGCTGGTTTATTAACAGTAGGTTCAGCCATTTCAAAGATGGATACATATACTGGATTACAAAATCGCCTTAAGTTAGTCACTAACAATCAAGTTGAACTAAATAAAGCAACGGAAGACACTTTCCGAATTGCTCAAAAAACCTATTCAGCTTGGGATTCTGTGTTACAGGTTTACCAGCGTTTTAGTGATAATGCCAAAACTTTAAACCTCACAATGGATGACACAGCACGTTTAACTGAAACAGTTTCTAAAGCTGTAGCAATTAGTGGTGCAAGCGCAGAAGCTGCTGATGCAGCTTTAGTTCAGTTCGGGCAGGCCTTGGCTAGTGGAACGTTGCGTGGAGAAGAACTTAATTCTGTAATGGAGCAAACCCCAGCACTAGCAAAGGCTATTGCTAAAGGTATGGGTATTACTGTAGGTGAATTACGTTCAGTAGCAGCTGAAGGAAAAATTACTTCACAAGAAATTGTAAAAGCGCTTAGAAATGTAGAATCTGATGTTGATGCTCTTTTTGCTAAAACAGATATCACAATCGGGCAGTCTCTCACACTCCTAAACAACGAGATCACAAAATTTGTTGGCGAATCAGGTAAGGGAAGTGGTGCGGCACAGGTATTAGCTGGATCAGTTCAAACTCTTGCAAGTAATTTAGATTTAATTGCTGATGGGGCTTTAGTAGTTGGTATTGGATATATCACTCGTGCAATTTTGATGAAGAGCGCTGCTATTAAAGAGGGAATGGCTTCAACTTTAGCGAGCCGCCAAGCATCTGTATTAAATGCTCAAGCAGAATCTGCAGAAGCTACCGCTGCTTTGAATGCAGCAAAAGCTCATCTCGCGAATGTGCGAGCAACAAATGCAGAAACCCAAGCTAAATTTGGAGCAACTGCGGCAGCAACTCGATACGCACAAGCACAGGCAGCAGTAACTGCTGCTACAAATGCACAAACAGCAGCTCAAATTAAGCTAAATACTGCAACTTCAATTGCAGGGAGACTAGCTAAAGGGGCGTTTGGATTAATTGGTGGGTGGGCTGGAGTTGCAACATTAGGAGTAATGGGATTAGCGGCAGCCTATTCTTATTTTAATAGTAAGGCAGAGGAGGCAAAGCAAAAGCTTGCTGAACAAGCTAAAGTTGCTGAGAAAGCTGATGAGGAGTTAAAAAAATTAACTGGCAATGATAAGGCTAAAGCAGTTAATGATTTAACTACTGCTTTTAATGCACAAAATAAAGCATTAGAGAAATCATCGCGTGCTGTAGGGTCTGCATTAATTGATATCGAGAACTATGCACGAGGAAATAGGGAGGTTGAAAAAATTTCCCAAGAAGCGAGAACTGGAACTATCAGCTATACAGAAGCCATTGAACGTCTAAATAAAATTAAGTTGCCTACAGATCTATATGAAAATCTGAAAAAACAGGCTGCGCAGTATGATGACAATGCATCTAAAGCAAGTTTATCAGCTGAGAAACTTAAATTATTAAGAGTTGAGGTGAAACTTGGAGGTAATGAAGCACAAAATGCGGCAATTCAGCATCAAAAACAAGCGGATGCTTTAGGAAATACTGCTACTGAAGCAGAAAAGGCAACTAAGGCTTTGCAAGATTATCAAGCCAAGCAAAAAGATAGCGTTATTGATTCAATCTATAAATCAGGTTGGCTTGATAAAGGTTACACTGTTGCTCAAGCTAATGCCATTTTAGAACTGCAAAAAGCTAAAGGAATGAGTGCAATTTTGTCTAAAGATGAAATTGATAGCGCACTTAGAAATCTCAAGATCATCGAAGAACAACAGGAGCGAGAAGATAAATTAACTGAAGCTAAAAGAAAGCAGACGCAGGAAATTGAAAAACAAGCAAAACTTACTAAACGCTTGGTCGGTATTTCCGGTCAATCCGGTATTGGTACTGGTCCACATCTTGACGTCCGATATGGTGGCTCATTGTCAGGTCAGAAAGTTTCTAATGAACATCTGGCACGATTACAGGCGGGAGGAAAACCTTTAACTTCCTACAAGATCAGTTCTAATTATGGTCCACGAAAAGCCCCAACTAAAGGGGCTTCTTCATTTCATAAGGGTATTGATTTTTCAATGCCTGAAGGCACACCGATCACGACCAACGTTGCTGTGAAAGATATCAAGACATGGTATGACAGCAAGGGAGGTGGTTATGTCAGTGAAGTGATCTTTGAGGATGGAGTGTCTCTTAAGCTTCTACATCAATCTCCAAAGATGCAGAGCAAGGTGAAAGGTGGTGCAAGTAAAGGAAGTGATAAAGCAGCTGGTGATATTCAATCTCAACTTGAACGTCAACAGGATTTGCAACGGTCACTTGAAAATGAGGTGGCTAGTGAAGTCGGACGGATTAACAATAATAGAAAGGCAAGACTGGAGGATGTTGATAAAGCAAACTTTAGCCCGGAACGTACTGCAGAAATAAAGGCGGAAATAAATCGTCGTGCAGATAATGATATTGCTATAGCCAAACAAGCCCTTAGAACGAAATTGGAAGACTATAAGGAGTTCCAGAAAACCGAGGAGCAGTTACTTGAGGAGAGCTTTAACCGTAAAAAGTTCAATGCAGCTCATGACATTGAATTAAGTAAGTCTGAGCAGAAGCAAGCCGTTGAATTGCTGGAACAGCAAAAACAGCAAGAGTTAGGGTTATTAAAACTAGCTCAGGAACAGCGTTTATTTCAGGCACGTTTATCATTGCTTTCTGAAACCCAAGCCATGCAGGAGAGGTACAGACTCGAACGGGAGGAAATTCTTAAGAATACCAAGCTTTCTATAGAAGAGCGGCAAAAGCTAATCGCATTATCTAAAGCCAATCAGGATAAAGAGACACGCGATAAAGTGAATAATGCTGCTCAAAACTGGGGTAATATCCAAGCCGATATGAATGGTACCGGAGAATTTTTCAGACAGGATCAGGAACGATTTAGCCGTTTAAATGCTGCAAATGATTTAGCAGATAGTCAATTTGCTGCTACTGATCTTGATGAAAAAAATGGTTTAGATGTTCTAAATGCACACATGGAAGCAGGACTCATCAAGCAACAGGACTTCGAAAACCGGAAAACAGCTATCATTCAAGCTGCTCAAGATCAACGTGATCAGATTGCTGCCGAATATGCTCAGAATGCTCAGGATATTGAAGATAAGTATCAACAAGATCGTCTGAATACCATAATTGCTTTTGGTGGGAACATGATGGGTTCACTCACATCGATGTTTGGTTCAATGTTTGGTGAGCAATCGAAAGCATATAAGATTATGTTCGCTGCAGATAAAGCATATGCGATTGCAGCTGCAGGTATTGCCATTCAGCAAAATATTGCAGCAGCTTCAAAAGTAGGTTTTCCTCTTAATTTACCGTTGATTGCTGGGGCGGTTGCTCAAGGCGCTAGCATTATTGCAAACATCCGTGCAATCAAAGATCAAGGCTTTGCTGACGGTGGTTACACTGGATCTGGTAGAAAATATGAACCTGCTGGTATTGTCCATAAAGGAGAGGTGGTCTGGTCCCAAGAAGACATTAAACGCTGGGGGGGAGTTGGTTTAGTTGAGAAATATGCGTAAGAGTGCAAACCCTGAAGCTTTTCTCAATAACAATGCCTCGGCTGATAGTGTCATGCGCCGTGCATTGATGAGTTCTAATGCCTTTATAGAAAGCCAAAAGCAAGCTGACATCTTTAATCAACCGGTTCAAGATACTCAGATTATCTATAAAGGTAATAGAGACACACCTAAGTTGGCGTCTTCGGCAAATTCTGACTTATTCCATGATGGCAAGGTCTACTTCTCATCCAATGGTTTAGTTCAAGATCGATCAAATCTTGAGGATGTTCAAGACTTCACGATAAGTCAAACTTCTCGACCTCAAGCTGAGATTATGCCTTCAATTGAACCTTCTACACCGACAATCAATTTCAAAATTGAAGTGATTAATCAGGTGAGTGGAGCGACAGTTGAAGCTGAACAACTGGATGAGCAAACAGTCCGGATCATTGTTACAGATGAACTGGATAAGCAGCTTCCAAGAAAGGTACCGAAACTTGTAAGTGACCAAATCGCAAATCCAAACTCAACCATTAGTCGGTCTTTGACTGAGAATACGACAGCAAGACGGAATCGTACTTAATAATTTGAACCCTTTTCGGAGGGTTCATTTTCATAATATTTAAATTTCAAGGTGATAGAGTCTATTTGCATTTAAATTGATGGTTATGACATGAAAAAAATAATTGTAATTCCGACAATACTTTTAAGCCTTACGGGATGTGCCATTCCTGCGGTAAATAATCTCGTAAGATCTACAAATATGTATCAAGATGAAATAGCAGGTGATACAGCGAATTTAAGGGTTTATAGAAGTAATGTACCCATGGTGCAGTTCTATATTACTTATCAAAATAATGAGGGTGAAAAAATTTCAAAAAACCTAATAACTAAGCAGATTTCAAATAATTTAACAAAGTATGGCTCTATGCATGAGCCCAAAAAATTAAATATGCCTAAACCCACAATCAGTTTAAATAACGGTGAAGAGTTTTTTGAGTTTAAAGTACCCGCAAATAAGAAGTTAACTTTCAGGCTTACTTCTGTTATTGGGTCAACTACTATGTATAGTTGTGATGTAAAAATGGACTATCAGTTGGAAAGAAATGGAAATTATGAATTGATCCGCTTAAAACAGATCAAAGATTTTGTGAGTCCAGCTTTACTGACTGAACCATCTCAAGATGAAGCCTACTGCAAGTTTGTAGTAAAAGAGATTTTTGAAGATGGTAAAGAAACTATTATTAAATCGATTTCTTAATGTTAAATCGTTTTTGTAATTAATTTAAATATCTAAAACTTATTTCATCAAACCACCCTTCGAGGTGGTTTTTTATTACCTGAAGGAAAGTTATGTACAAGTTAAAGCTAAATCCTCAGACCAGCGGCTATGGCGTAACACCGGGTGATGATGTGAAACGTCAGCAGATGGATGGCGGTCGTGGTCGCTATTACATCGATGTAAAACGTAACAGCCACATTGTTGATGTGAACTGGAATTTAAGTAAAACCGATTTCAATAAAATGATGGCTTTCTGGCGGGTCTACCAGAACAAACCAGCCTCATTTTATGCGGATTTGGTGATTGATCAGGGAACACGTCAGCAATACCTGTGTAACTTCATTCCGAACTCGTTCAAGACCAATGAAGTTAATGGCAATCTTTACCGGGTAAATGCTCAGCTCGAAGTTGTTCAAAACCAGCCTAACCTGAATGCCGATATAGCATTAATTAAAGATTGGGAGGTCTAATGGATAACGAATATGCCGAATTCTTTTTCAATCGAAAAGTTGATATTTATCAACTGGAATGTATTGAACTCTCACACCCTTCTTTTATGAATACTTACCGGGTAGTCCGTAATGATGACCGAGGGGTGTATGTTCAGCACAATGAAGGTGAAGGGCAGGTGCTTTATGAATACCTGCCTATGACAATTCAAAGATCCGGAATGCTGGGCGATCTAGACCAGACTTTAACAGTCTCTATTTCAGGTCTTGGTGATATTTTGCCGGATGAGTTTGAACGGGTAATAGAAGGTCAATTTCCGGATGTAAAACCAACAGTTAATTATCGGCTTTATAGTTCAGATAATTTAAATACACCGATGCATTATCTGCTTGGCTTACAACTCGCCGGTGTTTCAATGAACCATAAAGCTGTGACGTTCAAAGCTGAATCTCCACGATTAAATACCGCTAAAACTGGAGATATCTTTGCACTAGACCGCTTTACTGGTCTCAAGGGGGCTATATGAAAAGTCATGATCATTTGCTTGATAGACAATATGACGAGGAAAACTACAACTGTGTTCATTTTGCTCATGAAGCTGCATTGGATCTATATGGAATAGACCGGGTGGAAGCACTTGAATTTTTTATGAAGCCTATTAAAGAAAAGGTATTTCTACCATCAAGGTTAAAACTTTTAAATCCACTGCCCATGCCCAAGGAAGGCTGCATAGTCGCCTTTCACTCGAGATACCGAAACAAGCCCCCACATGTGGGGCTTTTTCGTTTGGGGCGTATTTTGCATTTGCAGGAATCAGGCGTTTCATGGATGCCAATTCAAGTCGTTCAAGCATTTGGATTTAATCGTGTGAGTTTCTATGATTAAGATTATTTATAAACAAGACCCTTTATCCGAAGACAAAACAATTGAACACGCTGAAACTTTGGGTCAATGGCTTACTTCAAAATATGACCATATGCCTGAGCATGTCCGTATTTTTCATACCATAAGCAATATGGATCATGCGGAAATTTCATTTGCGAATGAAGTCACACCGAAGAATGCATATGAATTAAAGCAGCTTGATTTCTTGCCAGGCACTTTCATTGTAATTGAGAATCCCAAGGGTATAGACCCCATAACTCTAGCTTGGATAGCGGTTGCTTCTATAGTTATGGGTGTGGCTGTTGCATTATTAATGCCTGTGCCCTCAATTACCCAAACCAACCAGAATAACAATCAATCCTCGTCTGCAAATAACGAATTATCAAACCGTGAAAATAAAACTCGCGTAAATGGTCGTATCGCAGATATTTATGGTGCCGCTCACGATACCCCTGATCTGATTACTGTGCCTTACAAGGTATATGAAAACAATGTCGAAGTAGAGCATGTTGTTGGTTGTATTGGTCGTGGTCACTATAAAATTAACGGTGCATATGA